GTTCGCTGGTTAATACCCGGTGCCAGTGTTCAGCCGTGGTAGTGTGCAGGGTAGGTCTTAGCCGCCTACCGGAACCACGTAGTCGTGATCTTTCAGAGCAAGGCAATGGTGCTTCATCCAAGCTGCGCACTACCAACCCGCTTGTTTCTTTCTATTCTCAAGGAATCATCATGGATGCCGCCAAACTCGTGCAGACCTACGTCAAGATTCGCGACGCCCGCGACACACTCGTACGCGCTCATGAAGAGCAGCTCAAGACGCTGCAGGATCAGCTTGATCTGATCGAGCAAGAAATCCTCACCATCTGCAAAGAAACCGGACAAGATGGTGGCAAGACACCATTCGGTAGTTTTTCGCGTACAATCAAAACCCGCTACTGGACGAACGACTGGGACAGCATGTACCAGTTCATTCGGGAGAACGATGCTCCAGAACTTCTGGAAAAGCGTATCCACCAAGGCAACTTCAAGGCATTCCTTGAGGACAACCCCGACAAACTGCCAGCCGGCACGAACGTCGACTCCAAATACTCCATCACTGTTAGGAGAGCCAAATGATCGTTGTTGAGAAGCACATCCCCATGCCCGCCCGTTCGCATGACGGTCGTACCAAATACCCCTTCCACTCGATGGAAGTCGGTGACAGCTTCGCTGTCGCTCTGGTCGAGGGAGAAACCCTCGACGTGCTTGCCAAGCGCATTCGCACTGCCATGGGCGCTGCCGGTCGTCGTCTGACCCGCAAGTTCGTCCTCGCTACTGAAGGTAACAGCGTCCGTGTCTGGCGTGCCGAGTAACACGTAGCCTACCTTTTGTTCGATCTAGTTCAATCTGTTGTAAGAAGTTCATCATGTCCAATATCTCTCTGTTCAAGCAAGGCAACGTAGCACTCCCCGACTATCTGCGCGAGGCCGACGATCTGACCAAAAGTCTGGCTGGCGGTACCTCTGGGAAACAAATCTCCATTAAAGGTGGAGTGTGGCGCATGATTGTCGGGGGCGAAGAAGTAGCACGTAACGAAGATCGTGCTATGAACTTCATCGTGATTGCAGCTAACCCGCACACCAACCGCACGTTCTTCGCGCAGAAGTACGAAGAAGGTAAGGACATCCAACCGACCTGCTGGTCTGAGGATGGCGTGAAGCCCAATGACGAAGTGCCTGCCGACCAGCGCCAGTGCAGCACCTGTGCACAGTGCCCGCAGAACATCGCGGGTTCGGGTGAGGGCACCAGCCGTGCTTGCCGCTACAGCCGCCGTCTGGCCGTCGCGCTGGAGAACGACATCGAGGGCAACGTGTACCGCCTGCAGCTCCCGGCCAAGTCGATCTTCGGCAAGCCCGAAGGCGACAAGATGCCCCTGCAAGCCTACGCCAAGTTCCTCGCCGGCCACGGCGTCCCGATGGGTGGTGTGGTGACCGAGGCTCGCTTCGACACCAGCGAGGCTGTGCCGGTGCTGAAGTTCCGCGCTGTCCGCCCGCTGACCCGCGAGGAGTGGGAGATGTCCAAGAGCGTTGCCCAGTCGGAAGACGCTCTGCGTGCGGTCGAGTTCAAGATGGTCGTCAAGTCCAAGGACGGTTCGGCGCCCGCAGCCAAACCTGCCACGCCGGCCAAGCCGCTGTTCGACGGCGCTGCCGTTGCAGCTCGCGAGGTGGCACCTGCCGCCAGCGATGAGGCGATCGAGGAGCCGGTCAAGCGCCAAGCCAAGAAGCCCGCAGCCGTGGTAGCCCCCAAGGATGTGAGCGCTGTTCTGGATGCGTGGAGCGATGACGACGAGGCTTGATAAGCGCCACGGGTACTCTGTCGATCTCCGGTCGGCAGTTCTGAGCAGGGAGGACTCCTCCCTCGCTTCGAGGTTCGCCAAGGTTTGCATCGAGACGGATGTCTCAGTGCAGAAGGTGGCGGACCTTTTTTGTGTCAGTAGACAGACCGTCTACTCGTGGTTCGTGGGGGCATCGCGCCCTCGCCCGAGGCACGAGGAGAAGATGCGCAACCTCCTTGCTTCACCGGAGGAGCTGCGCGCATAATGTCTAGTTCCGGGGCTCGGCTGGGCTGATCACCTAGCGACAGGGCAGTTCACGGGCTGCTGCCCCGGTTCCTTTACCCGTCAACCCTCAACCCCGTGGGGTACATGTGAGTTCTCTCTTCCTTGAGTCTGTCCTCCCCTCGACAGGCACCTACTGTGCGGTGTCCATCAGAGGTGGCAAGGTCAAGCAAACATTCGCTGAGTCGATTGAGGAAGTTGAGAAGATTGCGCAGGACGCAGACGATGGTGGCAGTGATGCCTACTTCGCTCTGGCCTCGTTCTCCTCCAACTCTCGAAAGACCGACTGTGCCGAGGCGCTTCGTGCTGTCTTCATCGACATCGACTGCGGACCCGGCAAACCCTACCCCGAGATATTCGACGCTGCGCAAGCGCTGCGTGCCTTCATTGGCGCTACCGGATTCCCGGACCCCATCGTCGTCAACTCTGGCGGCGGCATTCATGCTTACTGGCCATTCATTGACGACGTACCCGTAGCCGATTGGCTACCTGCCGCCAAGGCATTCAAGGCCCTGTGCGTGCAGCACAAGCTGGGCATCGACCTGACCGTCACGGCAGACGCCGCCCGCATCTTGCGCGTGCCCGGCACTCACAACTACAAGCAAGAGGCTCCGCGCCCCGTGCAGATCGCTACGCTGGGCTCCGGCCCCATGGCGTTCTCGCGGTTCCGATCGCTGCTACCCGCGTCGGTATCCACCCCTGCAGCTCCGGTCGACCTCAGTGCCGCCAAAGCGTTCGGTGTCGACGAGGCCACCAAGGCGATGGCCAAGGCCGACCTGCCCAAGGCCAAGTTCGTCAAGCTCGTCAAGCTCAGCGTGGCCGACAAGGGTTGCGCCCAGATCAAGCATGCAGTCGTCGACGCCGCTGAGCTGGAGGAGCCCCTTTGGCGTGCAGCCCTGTCGATCGCATGGAACTGCGTGGACGGTGAGACTGCCATCCACAAGCTATCCAAGCCGCACCCAGAGTACACGTTCGACAACACGGTCGAGAAGGCGCAGCGCCTTGACGGTAAGCCCTACAAGTGCGCGTGGTACCGCGACAACAGCCCCGCCCTGTGCCAAAGCTGCAAGCTCAAGATCACCAGCCCGATCCAGCTCGGTGCCTTCGTCGAGGAGGCCCCCGTGGCGGAGGACGGCAGCTACCAAGTCGAGGCGGTGATCACCCCTGACGACGAAGAGGTGGCGACCACAGCCCAGATCACGATCCCGCAGTACCCGTTCCCCTACTTCAGGGGCAAGACTGGTGGGGTCTACGCCAAGGTCAAGGACGAGGACGGCAACGAACTGCCGCCCCTGTGCATCTACGACCAAGACCTCTATGTCACGTCGCGCTTCTACGACTCGGACGAGAACGACGGTGACGGCGAACTGGTGGGTATCAACCTGCACCTGCCGCACGACGGCGTCCGTCGTTTCCACGCAACATCCGTTGCGCTCTTTGCCAAAGACAAACTCCGCGACACGCTCGTCAAGCACGGTGTGATCGCATACGGAAAACAACTGGATCACATCATGGGATACCTCGCTGCTTCTGTTAAGAAGCTGCAGTCGGCTTCCGCTTCTAGCCGCACTCGCAGCCAGATGGGTTGGACCTCCGAAGGCACCTTCGTGGTGGGGGAACTGGAGTACACGCCACACGGCATCAAGCTCGCCCCTGCCGCCTCAGGCACCCGCCAGATGGCCCCCCTGTTTCACGCCAAGGGTTCGCTCGACGAGTGGACGAGCATCATCAACTTCTACAACCGCCCGGGCATGGAGGCGCATGCCTTCGCGTTTCTGGTCGGTGCCGGCTCCCCTCTCCTGCAGCTCCTCAACAGCACCCAAGTGCGCGGCGCTGTGCTCAACCTTGTCAGCAACAAGTCAGGCACCGGCAAGACCACCGTGCAGATGGCGATCAACTCGATCTTCGGGCACCCGACCGAGTTGCTCATGGAGGCCAAGGACACCGCCGCCGCTCGCTTTCACCGTCTGGGCACGCTCAACAGCATCTGCATGACGGTCGACGAGCTCACCAACGCCACGGGCGAACAGCTATCGGCTCTGGTGTATGGCAGCACGTCGGGTCGCGCTCCGCACCGCATGGAGGCACAGAGCAACAAGTTGCGCAATAACAACACCACGTGGTGCTCGTTCACGGTCACATCGTCCAACGCGGTCATGGCAGACGCGCTGGCCTCTCACCGCTCGGCGGTGGAGGGGGAGCTCAAGCGTGTGATCGACCTGCACATCAAGGCCCCGGGTGACGACATCTCCAAGGAAGAGACCGATGCCCTGTTCGGCTCGCTGGCCAAGCACTACGGTGTGGCAGGTCCCGTGCTGGCGCAGTATCTCGTGACCCACCGGGAATCCGTGGCCGAGCTCCTGCAGGAGAACCAGATCAGGATCGACCGGGAAGCCAAGCTGGAGCGCAGCGATCGCTTCTACTCTGCGGTGCTGGCCGTGGCGATGTCCGTAGCCCGGATCGGCAACGTGATGCGCCTGTGGTCGCTGGACGAAGATCGTATCTATGAGTACGCCCTCAAGGCCATCTCGACGGTCAAGGAGTCCAACCGCGAGACCGTGGGTTCGACCGAGACGCTGGCATTGGAGACGCTGGCCAAGTACATCAGCGACAACATCGGCAACGCCATGGTCATCAACGCCAAGCGCGGCGATGGCCTGCCGACAGCGCCGACTATGAGTCCTAAAGGGGCCCTCAAGATGCGCTATGAGCCCAACACAGACGAGCTCACCATCATCGCATCGGACCTGCGGGCGTACTTCGTCGAGCGACGTGTCGACTTCAAGGCCAGCATGCAGACGTTCGCCGAGTCCGGTGCGCTGATCCACCTGCCGGGCGCCAAGGAGCTGACGCTGGTCCGACGCATTGCAGCAGGCGCAGTGGGCTCGATGAGTGCGCCGGCAACACGCTGCTACGTCTTCAAGGGCGAAGCCCTCGGCCTCGACATGCCAAACCCGGACCTCTACGATGAAGGCGGACCCGCTACCGAGTGAGATCAGGGTACTCAACGTCTTCGGCGCTGAGTACTACATCCCATGGGAAGAGCTGCCGAGGGGCGGCAGCTTCTTCATCCCTACCACGGCTACGCCCAAGCAGGTTTACACCGCCCTGATACCCGCAGAGCAGCACCTCGACATGGAGCTCGAAGTGCGTGCTCGTTGCGAGTTCGGCATCTACGGCGCCCGGGTCTGGCGCCTTCGTTAGACCCCCGTGCGGGCTCTGAGCTCCCGCACGAACCCCGCCAGCATGTTGTACTGCTCGTTGGCTTGCTGCTTGAGCTGCGTACGCTCCTCGACGGTCAAGCGCTCCTTGGCCATCGGCGAGTCGTAGTACTTGAGGGCCTCACGGATCTTACCCATCGACTGCTGCACCCCCGGCAGGCTGTTCGCCACGCCGATCTCCATGGCATGCTTGGTGTAGAACTCCTGCGCACGCTCGGGGTCAGCCCGCTTGAGCTCATTGAACGTGGCCCGCAGTGGCATCACGTCGTTCATCAGGTCGTACAGCTCATCCTTCGGCCCAGTGAGCTGGGCCTTGTCCCAAGCGAACGCTCCCACGCCGATGAGCTTGTGCACCGGGCGGTCGGTCGCATCGGGGTTCAGCATGGAGTCCGTCATGCCTGCAACCGTCGCGCCCACCGTGCCGAAGATACCCCGCAGGGCGTTGTCCAGCAGGATAGGCGACATCTCGACGCCCACGTTCTCGCTCAGGAACTTCGCCATGCTCTTGGCCGTCTCGGATGTTGCCGAGGTCTGCTGCATGTGCGGCAGCAGCGTGCGCTGGTAGTTACCGACCAGTTGGCGCCCGGTTAGGAACGAGTGGTTAGTGAGGTTCTCAAACATCTGCCGGATGCCCGGCGGCAGGGGTACGATCGAGCCGCCGTAGGCTTCCCATCCGTAGGTCAGCACGGCAGCCACCGCTTGCGTAGCGCGGCGCTCCTCCATGGTGCCTTCGCGCATCTTGTAGTCCACGGCGTTCTCGATGGCCACCTTGACCAAGCCGATGTCGCTTCGGATCGGGATGCGGATGCCGCCGCCTTCACCCGGGAACAGCCAGTTGCCGTTCTTGGTGCGCTCATCCATGTTGTCGTAGTCTTCGTCGCCGTGCCGTGCCAGCGCGTAGGCGGTGGCCAGACCTGCATACAGCCCCATCATCTTGATGAACTTGGCCTTGGCCTCCTTGCGCTGCAAGCCGGTGATCGACGGACCCACACCCGTAGCCTCTCGCAGCAGCACGTCCATCGACTGTAGGTGAGCGTTCAGGAACGGCACCATGGCAGTGAAGTCCTGTATGAGGGTGTTCGCTCCACGGCGGCGGAAGTTGATCAGTTCACGTGCCTTGGTGTCCGCCAGCATCATGTCGTTGCGGGCACGCATACTGTCCTTGTGCAGCGCGGCGCGAACCGCCAAATCCGATGCGTGGGTGATCTGCTTGAGCCCATGGATGATGGCACCAAGGGCAGGAGAGCCCAAGGCCGTGCGCTTGCGTATGCCTTGCTCGAACAGGATGTCCAGCGCCGGATCGCGGGTGATGTAGTCGATCTCGCCGGCCAGACCACGAGACTCCATGAACTTCTCGATCGCGTGGCGCTCGGTCGGTTCGCCCTTGATGTTCTTCCAGATGTTCTTGGCCTCGTGCCAAGACAGCGAGGCAAAGTTGCCCAGTGCGTCCCGGGCGAAGGTAGCCGGATTGCGCACATCGGCCAGCAGCAGGGCACCTTGGATGTCCATTGCCACCTGACGCATTGCGAACACAGGGTTGGCAGTGATCATGCCGCGAGTGAACCCGGCCAGTTGCGACAGCGCCGTGACATACCAGCGCTTGGGCGCCGACTTATCCAAGAACGCCACCATGTCGTACTTGCTCGGCAGCTCGTAGTAGACCGTCTCGCCCTTCTCGCGCAGGGCCACCGTGTAGTCGGTCTTGGCGCGCTGCTTGGACTGGCCGAGGCGCGTGGCATACCCGAGGTCCGCCATGTCGGTGATCATGTGCGTGTTGGCGTTCTGCTTGGCCAGCTCGGTGACCAGCCACGACATGGTCTTGAAGTAGCTCTCGAAGACGTTGCCAACCGGCATGTCGAACGCACCCTTGAGCTCCGGCATCTTGCTGGCCGACGCCAGCCCTCGGGCACCGGTCTTCTTGATCTCGCGGAACATCTTCTCGACGCCCTCGGGGCTGATACGGTCGAACGGCACGTAGTATTCGACGTCGCGCAGAGTCTCACCCGTCTTTTGGTCGACCCACCCAGATTTGATGAGCTCGTTCATGACGCCCTTGCGGGGCTCGTCCATGATCTCAGCCAGCGCCTTGTACTCGTCATGGGCGTCATACTCCATGGCGGCCTGCTTGATGCTGGCGTAGTCGACCTTGCCGTCTGGCTTGCGCCAGTGGATCAGCACCTCGCGCTCGCCCTCGGTCAAGTTCTTGTTCTTCTCGATCAGTGACTGCAGGCGACGACCTTCCATGACGGTGCTGGCGTAGGCAAAGGTCTGCTCGAACGACTTGCCGTACTTGGTAGCCAGCGTCTTGATGACGCCAAACATCTGCTCGGGGTTGTTGGCCTTGTCAGTGACAATCAGCTTGCCGGTGGTCGGGTCAACGACCAGCCCCCCACGACGGAAGAAGTCCGGCAGCAGCTTGGCGATGTCTTCGGCTTGGCGTGCGATCACGATGGCAGCGGACCGGAGCGACCCCGTCTTGCGCACACCGTCCACCTTCTCGGCGAGACGGCGCTCAACCGTGGCGAACTTGTCCACCACCTGCGTACGGATCTTGGTGACGAGCTCACCGCGCTTGTCGTAGTTATCCTTGGCGGTAGTGACTGCAGAGGCAATAGCCTCCCGGGGGGACTTCTCCTTGTATTCCAGACCAGCGGCACGCTGCTCCAGCGCAGGGTTCATCTGTGCTGCGAAGCCCGGCTTGGAGGGCTTCTCCCCTACTACCGGTGCCTTGAAGATGCTGTCGGACGTAGCCAGCACCGCGTCGAGCAGGTTATCGGGGATCTTCTTGCCCGTGACCATCTCCAGCAGGGTGGTCTTGAGCTTGTCCCACAGCGACTTCTCTGGCGTGTAGGCGATCTCACTCAAGCGGGTCTGCAGGGAGCGATCGGTCAGCGCGTGGGCTACGAACTCCTCGGGCGAAGTGAATGCCTCGTCGAACCCCTTACCCTTGAGCGCCTTCTGAGCGATGCCTTGGATGCGTTTGATCTCTCCGACGATCTCGGCGTTCGCCGGATCTCGCATGGCCTTGACGGTGGCAGCATGCAGGGCTTCGTGCAGCAGCACCTTCTTCGACTTGGCGCCGTGCTCGGGGTCTAGCGTGATCCAGTCGCCATCCCTGCCGGTGACACCGGCGACCTTCTTTCCGTTGAACTCGGCATCGCCCACGCTGAGCTCGACATCGGCGCGGCGCAGCACCTGCTCAAGGCGGGTAGCGAGCGCCTTCTCAAGCCCCTCGGAAGTGTTGGCGACCTCCATCAGCGCCCGGGCGAGGTCGCCGTCCGCGATGTGTGCTTGCACAGCGTCGGATGCCTCGTCGGCTTCAGCCGTATACGGCTCGCCTCGGTGCTCGGCAACGATGCGCTCCTGCTCAGCGCCGCTCTGGCTACCCTCGGCCCACTCACGCTGCAGCTTTGGCGACAGCTCATCCCATGTCGGGTAGCCTTCATCCCACTCGTAGTCCCAAGCGCTCTGGGCCTCGGTCAGATCAGGCGCTGCTGCCGGAGCTTCTTCCTCTACTACCCCAGCGGCTTCCACGGATTCGCCGGCAGCTCCGGTAGGGGGAAGTCCTCCTTCGGCTCCGGGGGTGGCACTCTCTTCTGCTGGTACTTCGACATCCGTCTCTTCTTTCGATGGCGTGAGGGCTTCGCTGATGAGTGATGCGCGCCGATTGAGCTCGACGGCCTCGGCCTGCAGGGCTTCGTACTGCTGTTTGCCGCCGGACTCCCACGCAGCCAGCTTCTTGGCGCCGGCATTGGCCCGGGGCGGCTTACCAGCGGCAGCCAGCTTGCCCGCAGCCTCATCGCGCAGGCGTTGCATTTCTGCAACAGCCGCCATGCGTTCCTCCATCGTCTCCATCGGAGGCAGCTCGAACTCTGCCGCAGGCGCAGTCTCCTCGGTGACGGGCTCGGTCGCAGGCTCTTGGTAGGGTGTACCCTGCGGGGTCAGGGCTTCCTCGACCAGCTTGCGGCGCACGCCGGTCACGTTCTCGTCGTCCAGTAGCGCGCGGAGGTCGTCAGGCGATTTACCCAGGACGTTCTTGCGTAGCCAGTTGTTCACCAGCTTGCTCTGCCCGGCGCCAAGCCCGGCTATATCCTCCTCGGTCAGCGCACCTTCCGGGAGGGGGCCAGTGGGCTTCGTCTCAGCCCCAGCCTGCTGGCGCAGCACCTCTTCGCGGGACATGACCTGTGCATCAGGCTGCGCGAACGCGCTTTCGGCAGACATCGCCCGATCCTTGGCCTGCTGCTCGGCGAACGACACGTTCGACTTCTTGATCTGAGCATCGAGGGCCTTCAGGATGCCAGTCTTTTGGGTGGACTTGGGCTTCTGCTTCCAGCGCTCACGGGCCGTCACCATGTCTTCGTACGACATGGTCGGGATAGCCTCTAGCGCGGCTTCGTAGGCAGCGGTCTCCTGAGCTGCAGTGGCTTCGGCAGCAACCTTGTCCTTGGCCTCCTGCTCCTTGCGGGCCTTGTCAGCCGCCACCATGCGTTCGCGCTCGGCCTTGGTCGCGGCCTCTTCGCGGGCGCGTTGCTCGCTGCCCCGCTCGATGTACCGTCCAGCCGGCGCCAAAGTGCCGCCGAGGATAGCGCCCCCGAGGAAGCTCTCGAAGTATTCCTTGCGTGCTTCAGGGTCGTTGATCTGCAGCCCTGCCTGCATACGCTCCAGCACCTGCTGGCCGGCCTCGGTCAGGCCTTCTGTGGTCATGGCCTTGCCGGTGGCCTTGGCGTAGTCCGCAGCGATCTTGGCAAGGCTCTGCTTGGCCACTTGCTCGGCAGTCTCGGCGGCGATCGGTGCCCCAGCGGCGCCGAAGATCTTGCCAATACCCGGCAGCATACGCATCGACAGCGTGTCGAGCGCGGCTTGCGGCACAGCGGCGAGCGCGGCCTTGCCTAGGCTGGCTTCCTCAAGCGTCTTGCCGGTCTCCATCTGCCGAGCGATGTTCGATCCGGTGAACTGTGCGCCCGAAGCCAGACCCGCAGCACCAAGCCCCGCTACCGTGGCAGCGGTACCCGTGAGCGGAAGAGCAGCGGCAGCTGCGCCAGCAGCCAGCGGAGCTGCCATGTACGGCAGGGAACCGCCCAGTGTCTCCTTGAACTTCGTCCATGGAGCCTCCGTCCAACCTTCTTGAGTTGGCGTGAAGACGCGGGCCGCTTCTGCTTCGCGCTCCTTCTTGTACGCTTCTGCTGCCGGCAGGGACATCAGGCCGGTCTTGCCAGCAACAAGCGCCGCCTCCCCCTTAAGGCGCTCCAGCCCCGCCTTGGCGGCAGGGACGAACCCGCTGGTGTCCTCGGGTTTCTTGGTCGCGGCGGGGGCGACATCAGGCGCCGCCCGCAGGGCTTTGTAGGCAGACGAAACAGTATCAAACTCTTTCGTGCCGCGCTTGTCTTGGTTAGCAACTAACCACTGAGCGTACGCCTGAATGTCAGCCATTATTTACCCCCAGCGATGATTTTATCGGCCTCCGCAAGGAGTGCATCCCCTGCCGCGCTAGTCGGGGTCTTAGCGCCCAAATTCGCCATCTCTTCCTGCACGTACCGGGTACGCAGGGCTTCCACCTTCGCAAGGTCGTAGGCCAGCGCGGGGTTGTTTTTTACCAGCGCGTCGATACGCTTCTGAGCGTTGTCGACCGCCTTGTCGTACAGCGCTCCTTGGCCAGTAGCGCCCCGCGCGGACGCCAGCATCTTGGTGCGCTCCAGTTCGCCTGCCTGCTGCATCTTGGCAATCTCCATGCGCTGCCGCATCTCGGCCAGTTTGAGCGCAGCTTCGATACCTGTCTCGGCCTTCTTGCCGGTGAGCGCTGCGAGCTGCTGGTTGACGTCGGCAGCAACATCCGCCTTGGCGTTCTTGTACGCCAACTTATCCTTGCCGGTGGCCATGGCCTCCTGCCGACGCAGGTCCATCAGGTTGTCCAGCGAGTCGTTGAGCTTGTCCTTCTCAGCCTGCAGCTTCTCAGCCTGCTTCTCGTAGGCAGCCATGCCGGCCTGTCCGCCCGTACCGATAGCAGCGGCGAGGCCCTTCTTCGGATCAGCCGCGAGGATGGCCAGCCCCGCCTGCACGAAAGCATTGCTCTTGGCCTTGTCACCTCGGCCCTCCAGCTCCTTTTGGCGCTCCTTGATGCGGGTTTCCTTATCGGCGCCGGCCAAGCCAAACTCCGACATCATCTTCTCGTAGTCGCTGAGCTTCGTGTCGTAGCCCGCTTCCTTGGCCTTGCCCCACTCGCGCACAGCCTGCTCAGCGGGGGCATAGGCCTTATCCACGTCCACACCCGGTAGCGCAGTGATACCCGGAGCGGCAGGAGCGCGAGTCGGAGCCGGGGGTGCCTTGGCGCCTGCATCGGGGGTAGGCGGCGCGGTGCCCACACGCTCCGCAAACGGATTCGGCGTTGTAACCGGAGCGACTGGATCTTGGCGTCGAAGCGCCGCCTGCAAACCGACCGGAGCCTTGGCTGCCGCCTCCTTGGCGCGCTGATCCGCGATAGCCGTCCCTTCAGTGAGTTTGTCCCACCCACGCCCAATCACGCCCATGGCTCGACCCGGCCAGCTCAGCATCTCTTCTCGGGCGCGGCGCTGAACCTCGGCGGCTTCTGCGTCAGAAAGCGTCGCATAGGGCTGCTCGTACTGCGCCAGACCGCCGCCGTCAGCGAACGACACGATGCCGCCATCAGCGAACTGGCCGACCGACTCAGGAGCCGCCGCAGCAATACCCGAGTTGGCGAGGTCTGCCTGCACCACGGTGCCTTGCGGGGGCGGGGCGTTGAGAGCCTGCTGGTTCATGGCGCCGGCACGGATCTGCTGCTGCTCCTGCTCGGCGATCTTGGCGGCGAGGAACCCCTTCAGATCGTTATTCTGTGCTGCACGGGCTTTCTGCTCCAGCGTGCTGGCCGGCAGGTATCGCATTTGGTTGGCCAGCGCCTCGATACCCTGCCCTTCCGACACCGCGCCGCCCTTGGCAAAGCCTCGACCACCACTCAGTCCATAGGCCGCCGTACCGATACCCGCCAGAGTCTGCATCGGGGACGCTGCAGGTTCATACATGGATCGCGTCGTACCCTGAGTGCCTCGCAGAATGTCGGACATAAAGCCGAGCTGCTGATACGGGTAGTTCTGTGCAGCGGCGTAATCGGCGTAGCCACGGTCCAGCATCGACTGGATGGCCTGCTGCTGCTGGCCGCCGAATTGGCCCTGCAGCCCCAAGGCTTGCGCCTGTTGCCCGAACTGCTGCGCCCCGAGGTTGCCCATGATGCCGGCTCCTTGGAGCAGCCGGTTCTGCTCTGCGTTGAACTGCTGCTGCGCCTGATCGTACGCAGACTGCAGACCCTTGGCTTGGATATCGCCCAGTTGGGTGCCAAGGTTGCGAGCCGACTCGGCTTGCAGCAGCGCATCGCGCGAGCCACCAAATGCGCCACGGCCCACCGCTTGAGCAGCCTGACTTTGATTGGCGATCTGGTTCTGGCGGACGGCCTCTCGCTGCTGGATATCCACCACGTTCTGCATGTACGGAGACATGAACTGCTGAGACGTGCCCGGCTGACCGAAAGAACGACCCGCGCCCATGCCTGCCATCTGCGTACCCATGCCGATCTGCTGCGCTGGCCCCAAGTTGCCAGCACCCTCAAAGGCCTGCTGCTGCAGTGGGGTGAACTGCGCTTGGCGCTCACCGGTGTACGGCTGGTACGGAGCGTCATAGAGGGCCGACGCACGACCCACCAAGTCCATGTACGGCTTCTGTGCGTACTCAGGGATGTTGGTCTGGTACGACGTACTGGTCTGCCCGCCACCACCGCCGCCCATGTAGACACGGCGCACGCCATCTCGGGTGAACCCGTTGTGCTTACTCTTGACGATCATAGTTTCACCCCGACGATTCTGTATTTCTCATGCATCCCGCACATGCGGTACAAGCGTGCAGCGGACTCCCGCGCAGCGCATTCGATTTCAGTAGCGCCGAGTGAACCCATGATGTTCTTGAGTTCATCCAAAGTGTCGGCGGACACTACGCCCTCTCCACCGAGGGCATGTATGAATGCTATCCGACCAGAGGGTCGATTGAATACCGAAAAGGCCGCAGCGCCGCTGATATTCACACCGTCAGTCGCAATCAGCAGCCCCCATTGACCAATATTGAGCATGGCTTGAATCTGCTCTACGGTCAACTCGCCCTGTGCGTATTCGACCGCAGATGCAAAAAAGTGGGAGACTTGCCCCCACACTTTCGGTGCCCACTCGACGGGTACTTGCTGCAGCCCCATCAGACCAGCCTATCCGGGTTGATCTTGCGCTGCTGCGATGTCTTGCCGTGCGCCTGAGACCGGATTCGATCCATCATGGCGTACAGTTTCTTGGCTCCCCCGGCAGCCTGCACTCGGTCCGGCGGCACGTAGGCCTCGTCCCGGGCCACACGAGCTTTCTGCCTGCCGTCGATAGACGTGGGGATCGAGTCACTCATGCCGTCGCCCGGACCCTTGATCGGCCTTGCGCCAAACTTACGAGCCAAGGTCTCAAGCCCAGCCGACGAGCTGCCGTTGCCCAGTGCGCTGACCACATCCGCTGGCACGACGAACCCGCCTGCTTGGAGCTGGCCGCCCTGCGCGAAGCGATAGTCATACTCTTGCGGTTCGGATGCCGCGAAGGGGGATGGCGTAGCTACCACTGGTGCTGCAGTGAACTGCTTGGTCATCGGATCGAACGTGTACGCCGGGGCATCCCCCTTCGATGCGGGGAGGGTTGCCTTGGTAGTGGTCGGTACGACTTTAGGCGCGGCAGCCACACGCTGTTGAACGGCGAGCGCCTGCGGAGACACCGAGGCTCGACCCATCAGGTAGTCCATCGCCTGCGCACTGGCGCCGCTCATCTTCGGAGCAGTCTCGCCGCCCGCGGCCATTTTGCGCGTGAACCCGCCGCCCGGCGCGTAGACACTGTTCCAGTCGAACTCGTACTCAGGCATGGGTCCGTAGTCAGGCGCCTCGGGGCCTTCAGGCGTGGCCATCAGCACGGGAGCCGCAGCCGCCATGCCCGTCTGAGCCAGCCCTCCAAGACCCCCCATGCCCGTCGCCGCCGCGTCCTTGGTCGCAGCCTGTCCGACGAACTTGCCCCACGCGCCGGGCTCAGCATTGGCCAACTGCGCTGCGCCTTCCTTCACGCCAGCCCACGTGGTGGGGGGTGGCGCAGCGGCGCCCTTAGCTGCGGCGGACAGGGACTGCTCCATGGCCTGCTGCCGCGCGGCCTCTTCAGCGGCAGTAGTCGCCAGCGTGCCGGTAGACCCGGTAGCAGCGGAGCCTGCAGCTTGGGTAGCTGCCGTACCTGCGGCGGTACCAGCAGCCTGCGTACCCAGCGCGCCAAGCCCTTGCGCCAGACCCGCGCCGCCGTAAGCACCAAGGCCGCCAGAAATCGCCCCCATCATGGGGTTTTCTTTGTTGGTCGCTGCGCCGGCCAGAGCGCCACCCGCCATCGCCAGAGGGAGACCGACGCCCGTAGCCGCGAGACCGGCACCGATGATGGTCGGAAGGATGCTTTGCAGGAACCCCGCCTCCGGCAGTCCAGTCTCAGGGTGGATCGTCAGGGAGCCACCAGCGGCTTTGGCAAGAGACTGCAGCCCCGCCACTTCGGACGGAGCCATATGGACCAGCATGGAATCAGGCCCACGGCCCTTGGAAGCTAGGTGTTCAGCGGCTTTTTTCAGGCTCATGGGTGCCTCTCAGTATTGTTTGAAGTTTATCAGGTAGGAAGTGCAGACACAAACGACAACGTGACCACAACAGACGGCGCTCCAGGGTTTACAAACGGCGTTGTAATCGGAGGTAGAGTATTGAGCGACACCTGCACACTATTGGCCGACCACCAGAACTCAATGTAGTCATTAGCGACGAGATCAACAAAGAAGTTCGCCGCCACCACTAGGTAGCCTGGGTTACCTCCGTGAAGACTAGGAACCGTAGCTACGCTGGAGGAATATGGAATGTCCGTAGCAACACCAGAGCCAGTGCCCCTGCGAAGCCATATCGCAAAGTCGTGATCCTGCACGTCAGCATTCGTAGCCTGAACACTGAACTGGACGTTGTAGATTCCAGATCGAGTTACGTGGATACCATCCCCAGCAACGAAGTAGGTGTCGTTAGCGTAGTCGGTGGTGTTAATGGTGACCCGCTGCGGCGTATTGATTGCCGCAGGCACCTGAGTCTGCGTAGACGAAAACGCCCCGTACGGAGAACTCAAGAACCTGCCACCGTTCGGACTGAACAACGACAGTACGTTGTTGTCCAACTGCTTGAAGTACAGCCGGAGGATTCGGAGTATCTGCTCCAAGTCCTCCATGCGGTACTCGGGCTGCGCAGTAGGCAGTCGCGGCGCAGAAGCCGGCAGTAGTCGTTCGCTGATAGGCTGTGTAGCGGTCATTTGCGTCCGTCAGGTTTGAGGTCAATTCGCGGCATGCCGAGCTGCCACGCCACACCTAGACCGCTTGCGCCGTTCACGTCGCCAGAGGAGACCCGGAACGACATCTGCCGGCCTCGCAGTCGGACGTAGACCTGCTCGGTGAATTGCTGAACGGCATAGGTCCGTTGCCCTGCGTAGTTCTGGGCGCTAGTGACAGACGGAGTTTCCTCGACGCCGTACGCAGAACCGGGGAACCTGCGCGGCTTGATCGTGAAGGATGCCGTGGGGTTGTTCACGTTCGACCCATCAAACGTGATGTCGGGGATGATGCGCCACACGAACCCGTAGTTATGCCCGTCGTCGATATCCATGTCACCGGACTGAATGTAGGCCGTGATCTGCACGGGCGGGTTCACGGTGCCGTCATCGGTTCCGACCTCGTGGTAGACCAGAATGCCTGACGGATCGCCGGTGTACCCGACAAGCTGGGCTGATGGGAAGTCCCCCGATGTACTGGTGATATAGGTGCCTGCGCCGCCCGTGGTGCCGCTGGACTGCGACAGGATGGTCGTGCCGGACTGAGGTCCAACCCCGATGATCTGCGTCCCGTTGGGCAGCGTGCCTGCGGCGACCGCCGTGACCGTCAGGACATTCCCGGAGCGAGATGCCGTGAAACTGGAGGTGGTGTACCGAGCCGCAACGGGCGTACTCCGCAGGGGGCTGTCCAGCCAAGCGGTGCGGGCCAGCGTGCCATATGCCCATGCGTTCTCCGCATAGTTGTAGATCACGTACCGGTCAACACGGGTCGAGTTCGCCGAGCAGTAGAACCACCAGATTTCGTTGTAGCTCTCGTTGGTGCTGCACGTGACCTGATACCCCTGCTGCTTGTTGATGTCCCCAAACACGTATTGCCACAGGGTGCAAGGCAACGTCGCCACACGCCCGTTGTACATGTAGAACTTGTCCGTCCCCATCCAGTAAGTGACGTTGTTCGCGGCAGCGATAGCGTTCGGCCCCATGATGGAGATGTTGTCCGCCAGCATGTTGAACCCCCAGACGTACGGGGGGCCGAGGTACTGCATGGAATACAGCGCTGCGTCTGTGAGGACCAGAATCTCCTGCCGCGTCTGCACCGCCGTGACAATGACGGAACCGTGGCTCAACCGGTAGCTGCCGGCTTGGTTCGTGATCTGCGGTTGCCACGTCAGATAGTTCTCCTGATCCGACCAGCGGACCAGCAGGGGGTCCAGCGCCGTAGGCGTAGCGGCCAACGGATCGTTACACCCAAACGAGATCAGGAACCGAGACGAATCCGACACCATGATGAAGTTGCTCACCGAGGGTGCATAGGTGTCTGACTGCCACCACGCAGCGCTGACCCCGTTCGTGGTGAGCTGGGTGTTCGTGTTGGTGCTAACCAACTTCTGAGCGCGGGGCAGAGAACTCAGCGAGTTGGGGTTCACCCAGTAGTAGATCGCCCCACCACGCGGGTTGATGAACAGGTTCTCGCCGTAGGGGGCCTCACTCCACAGCCGCATCTGCGTACCGATGCCGAGGCTGGCAGATGTCGCCACTCCCCAACCTGTGCTAGAGAATCCCGTCGTCACGCCGCCCCAACCGCCAGCGCCCCAACCCGTACTGACGGAGTAGGTCTCAAGTCCTGTAGTGACCTGATACGCCGCCACCACCGATGCCCCGCCGTTACCCGAGTCGCCGCCGTTGGCCGTAGCGCTGACCGTGATGGTGTACTGGCTGGAGCTGATGACGGTGACGACACGATGCTCGGCGTTCAGGATCGCTGCGGTGATGTTGCCGCCCAGACTCACGGCACCAGAAAAGGTCACGAAGTCGCCGGCCTGCGCCCCATGAGCGGTGTCCGTGACGGTGATCGTGCGCGAACCGTTGGTCGCGGCAAAGGTAGCGCCCCCAGCGGCAGTGGTCTCTCTCAATGGGGTGACGTCGTACAAAGCGCCATTCACACCCGCTTGGATGTAATACTTCAGGTGCGTGCCGATACCCAGCAGGTTGCTACCCGCGCTATTGAGCCAGTTGACCAGAGAGCGGCAAATGCCCCAGTACGCGCCCGATGCAGGCTTGAGAGCAGAGTCCGTGGTGCCGGAGTCCAGCACCCAGCCGCCGATCTTCTCTGGCTGCCCGGAGCGGAAGCGCACCTTATCCGACTCGAACCATGTGCCCTCGTTAGCGTAGGCCGTGGACTCACGACTCACGCCGGGTTTTAAGGTGAGCTTCTTGAGCGGCATGGGTTACTCGTAGAGGATATTGATGGAGCCAGCATCGAAGGTGTCGGTGCCACCGACGGTGGTCACACGGATGCGATTCAGGTCACCAGAAAGTGTCTTGACACCACCGGAAATGTTGACTTGTGCGGCTCCGCTAGGTAAACCCAAGACTCCTGACTCACACCAGATATTTGAACCAAGTTGGCAAAGTACAACTTGACCGCACCAGTCGTTTGCGATGGCGTTGGAGTAAGTCACAACAAACCCCGCAGCAGCTGCACTGGCTGCACGACCACTACCTTCAGACACGTTGTATTTATAGTTAGTCGTTTCAAGCGAACTAGACGTTCCAAGTTGCACAAGAAGTGGACTTGTTCCGTTAGTAGACACAGAGTTAAACAGAACCGTAACTCGATTCGCCCAACTCGGAATGACGCCAGTGAAGTCAATCGATGTGCCGCTGGTAGATGCCTGTGCTGTGCCCGGAATGATCTTCGCGGCTACAAGGGTGGCAGGAGTCAACGCACGAGTGGTGTCAGTGCCAGCCTGTGCCTCGGCGTTGGTCGCCAACTCGACAGCACCGACGTAGGTGGTGGTCGCGTCCTGCTTGAGCGCATCAAACGCGGCCAGTGCCGTGGATGCGCCCGTGCCGCCGCTAGCGATCGCCAGATCCGTCCCAAGAATGATACCCCCTGAAAACGTCTTGGTGCCGGCAATAGTCTGGTCGCCAGTGGTGTAGACGCCGTTCGTGACGGTGCCAGCATTACCGGAAACGTTACCCGTCACGTTACCCGTCACGTTACCCGTCACGTTACCCGTCACGTTACCCGTCACAGTGCCGATCAAGTGAGAGTTCTGGACCGAGAAGTTGGTGCCGTCACTCCAGACCGTCATGGTCTTGCCGGCAGGGATAGCAACCCCAGCGCCGGCAGCGGTGGTGTTACCCAGCACGGTAGAGTTGTAGATCGTCGCAACGTAGGAAGTGTTGTTGTAGATCGTGTACTGCTTGGAGACCGGAGGGGCGTAGACCGCGAAGTTCGCCGTGGTCGTAGTGGTCAGGCGCAACATTGCTAGTCGAGCTTGGTCCGCCGCGTAGTTGTTGGCCGTCAGAGCTTGGTTAGCCGACGTTACCGACACTGTGGCGTAGCCGGCAATCGCACCTTCGATCAGAGTGCCGAGGTTGACGTTTGTTGAAGAACCCCAAGTGCCCGGCTGCTCGCCGTTGCCGATCAGTTCAAGTCGGAGTATCGAGGAAGGAGTGCTCATTGAAATTCCTTATTAGACGACCGGAACCTTGGTCTGACCACTGCGGTAGATGTCGCCGCGCTGCTTGCCATCGCTCAACAGCTTGAACTGCAGCAAGGCTTCCTTGAACTTGGTATCGTACAGGGCGACCATATCAGCCTCGCCCTTCATGAAGACCGCAGCCTCCAGCAAGCTGCCATACAGCAGTGCCGCATCGTAATGCTCACCAAGCCATGTCGTACCGGCAGTCACAATCGACTCGGGGTATGCCGCATAAAAGACCGTGTAGGCGTTACCTGCTTGCTTGGGCACAACTTCCAAGGTCAACGCCCCACCAGACACCCCGGTCAAGGCGTAGTGCGTAGAAGCACCCGCCGCAGGGGAGGGGCCGAACGCCTCTCGCAAATAGCTAGGCTCCTTGGCCAACAGCGCGGAGCCGGTGGCAGGAACCACGGAGTACATGTACAGCACCTCTGCAGGCAGCGTGAACAGCCCCGTACCCAGCGTATCCGTCCAAGACGTTGACTTACGCATCACGATGCTCTCGACCGCGTTGTAGATGCGCTGCTCGGCTTGCTTGATCAGGGTGTCAATCTGCGTTTTGCTGGACACGGACGAGCCATCTGCCAGCGTCGTAGACGGAAACTGGTTCTCGGTGAACGATTGAATGGCGGCAGAGAGGCTGCTGTAATCCAAGGGCTACTCCTTACGCCATTGGGCCGCGAGACACCACGCCCTTCGTGGCAGCGCCAGCGCCGCGCATCTTGATGCCGGAGGTCTTTGGCTCACCCTTGGTCTTGCTGATGTTGCCAACGCTTGGAGCGTAGGTGTTCAGATCGCTGCCGTTGGACTTGGTGCTAGCGGGGACTTTGACGGGTTTCATATCAGCCTCGCTTCTGTGCTGCAACCTTGGCCAGACCACGGCCAAGTTTCTTCATGTCGGCATTGGTTTTACCAACGCTCTTACCTTGCGGACCCTTCTGGATCGGCTGCTTCGTATCTTGTGCCATGTGCTACTCCTATGGAGGGGTGAATAGATCAGAAATCGACATCCCATTGTCCGGGATTACTCGTGATGCGGCAAGGGACGGATCGGGCCTTGGATTCCGCAAAGCCTGCGGGTCATCAATCGGGAACGTGCCCAGCATGAGCTGCGGGTGATCGACGTCAAGGCATTCCGCGCAGCGCAGTGAGTTCGTTACCTTCTGCTTGACGATCTGCGGTTTCAGCTTGGCCAGTGGGGCACGAGCGTTACAGATGGAGCAGAACCCAAAGGCCTTCTTACCTTGAGCAAAACGGTTTGGCATGGTTACACCGTAAAGCTACGCGGCACGAAGCGAACCGCTGATCGGTCTCGATCTTCACTTGACGCCAAATCCCAGCTCTCGTCGTACTGCGCCTTGAGGATCGGTAGCCTTTCCAAACCGCCGGGTATCTTCAACGCAAGATGGTAGGCGAGACCCGCAATGAGAGCGGGAACCATGCGAAATGGCATGTCCATCGTGTTAGGTCCGTTGCCAGCATCCTGAATACGACGCATGCGCCAATAAACCACTGTGTAGGTAGTGCTTGCATCAGGTACCGGCCAGACCGTGAAACGTGGAGTATTGAGGCGCTCGATCCAGACCTGCAGGGGGCGACCGGTCGCAGTCTTGTTCGGAATCGTGCTGTAGGTCGAGACACTGATGCGGGTCAGGTTGATGTCCTGCTGGCTCGAACCCGTACCCGTACGAGTCACATGCTCCAGCAGATCAACAGTGTCCGCCGGCAGGTCGTAGGTAGCCGTACCAGGAGCCATGACTTGAACACCTTGCTCGATGGTCCAGAGATTCACGCCCCTGTTCGCCCATTCCGACAGCAGGGCATTCAGGGAGCGCCTAGCCGTACGGAAGTCATAGCCCGAACGAGCCTCATATCCGCACCGTTCATACGCCTCCTCGATGATCTCAGTGAGGTCGGGAGTCCAAGTGGCCGTGCCGGATGTAGTCACTTCATACCCTTCAACGTCTGTGCCAAACGTGCGCGTTGGCCCATTTTACCGGGCTTCTTCGCAGCAGCAGCCAGCTTGCCAGCAGGGATAGTCTCGCCCTTCTTGACGCCAAGCGACTTGCGCAAGGCGCCGGGCTTCTGCACCGCTTCGCTGATCCATTTCTTGGTTGCCATTATCGGTACCCCGCTGTTTTCTTGGCTATCGCCTTGGGTTGCGCCACGAACTGCTTGCCCTTGGCCTTGCCTTCGCGTTTGGCCTTCGTAGTGGCAGCGTACTCCGCAGGGGTGAGGGCCTTGATCGCGGCTTCAGGCAGGTATCGCTCGCCGGTCTTGCTCGACGGTTTCCCGCTGCGAGTGGTCCACTTCTGAGCAGTCCAATCCTTGAGCGATTGCTGCGGTGCCTTAGTCACGATAGCCCCCACCCGCCGCCTTGTATTGCTTGGCCAGAAGCTGTGCTTTACGGGCGCTCCAGCCACCAGCCTTGGTGCCCTGCACTGCCTGCCCCTTGATCTTCTCAAAGAGCTTCTTGCGCATACCTGGCTTGGTGTAGTTGCCAGCTTCGTTGACAGACGACACCTTGCCACCGTCAGCGTAGCAGCCACACGGGGTACGGTCAGCCTTTGGCATCTTGCTGGGGGAGATGGCCCCCATCCCGCGTGACGGCATCACGGTGCTTACCTCATGGCACGACCGAAGCCGCGCTTAGCAATACCCACACCACGGGGCGTGGAGACGCTACCGCCGGAGGCCATCTTCTTGACCTTGCCGCCACGGCGCATGCCTTCGTCCTCGGACTCCACCGCGCGCATGGCTCGGGCGCGGACGCCCTCGTCGATACCCTCGTTGCGCCCTTCGCGGACCGACGACGTGGGGGCGGTCTCAGCACGGGGGGCTGCCTTCTTGGCAGGGGCGGCGGTGGCGGTCTTCTTGGCGGAGGCTTCCGACTTCACGGTGTCCTCGACCTTAGACTCCCCCACCTTTTTGATGCGTTCATCCGCCAGCCGGCGCTCGGATTCCGCCGAGAGCTTCACGCCGCCACGACCACGAGCCTCGTCGATAGCAGTACGGGCCTTGTCGATCATCTTCTTGCCGATGCCGGTCTTTTCCTCGATCAGGCTGCCGAGGTCGTAGCCGCCCTGCAGAGCAGCACCTGCCGCACCAGCACGACCTGCCAGCCGCATCAGCGCCTTACCGCCCGCTTGCTGTTGTGCGGCACGGGTAGCACCCGAAGCCTCGCTAAACATGCCACGACCCGCCTTGCCGATATCGCGGCGGGAAGCCTCCATCACGTCATCAGACATAGACGGGACCGGGCTGTTCATGCCCTTGCTACCACCAAATTGTCGTCCAGAAGTTGCCATCATTCACCTTAGCACATCTTGCCACGGGTCTTGCCCTTGGACTCAATACCGCCACCCTTGGCGTACACCTTGCCACCCGACTTCATGGCATGGGCCTTGGAAGCGGGGGCAGCAGCATGGGCCTTCAGGGAGGACGAGATGCCGCCACCCTTCTTCATGCCCTTGGCTTCCGCCTCTTCATGTTTGATCATGGACTTAGGAGCGCCGGCTTTCTTCATGAAACCGACTTCCTTCTTCATCATGGCCTTGGACTCTTTCATCTCACCACCTCTTTCAAAGTTGCGGCCCTTATCGGCCTTGACAAATTCCTGACCTACATTTTGCGCTATGCCCACTTTTTTGGCAAACGCTGGATTGTGGGCGACCGCTTGCATAAGCCTCGCCTGTTGCGGACTTTTAGACGGCACTTTGCTTCCTCTTGTCGTAGATCGACCAAGCAATGCCAGCAGCCGCAGCAGCACCGCCAGCAATCGCGTCTACCGTCTCACCATCCACGCCGTACTTGACCGCCAAGCCGCCGCCGATCGCAGTGAGGATATGCCGCACGATGGCGGCGATCATGGTTGCATTCATTGGAATACCCACTTTCCAGTCTTCATCTGCTGCGACAACCGCGCAGCTCGGGCGGGCGTCTGAGTCGCCCATTTGGACTTCAGCATCTGCGCAGCCGCGTCCGCATACCGACCCTTACCAATCAGGTCCAGCGTCGTCTTGAATCCAAGCAGCCCCTGTACACCTAACTGGAAGGCCATGTTGACCAGCACCCCCTGACGGGCATCGTCCAACTCCGCGTACCACGGCAGGGCCTTGGATAGCTCCTGCACACGGTCGGTGATGTCGTTACGAAGCAGAACGTCGATCTCGCTTTGCCGCAGCCCCGCTCCGGGCTTGGACGGGTCCACCAGACGCCCCACGCCAATGGTGAAATACCCGAGGTGATCCCGGTAGACAGTGGGGCGAACCCCTTCGTCTTCACGCAGTTGGCGGGTGATGTCAGCGATCATCGCAAGAACTCGGTGAGTGGCGGATCATGGAATCGAGCTTCCTCTCCAGCCGGTCAAACCTGTCCATCAACTGCTGCATGTCCGCTCTGAACTCCGCACGGGTGATGTGGTCCCGAGCAACCTCCTCCCGCGTCCTGTTGATCAGGATGCCAAGGCGCTGAATCTCCTCGAACTTGCCCTTGAGCAGGAAGCCCATGATGGCCACGATAGCCGATAGCAAGATGTTCCAGAGCGTCATTTCCATGTCAGCAGTTCCACGCTTTAAGGCTGAGTGCCTTCCGAGTCGGCTTACCCTTCTCGTCTTTCATAGGTCCGGGCATCCCACTCATTCTTGCGCAAAATGACTTGCGTCGTGCCGCGTCCTTCTCGGTCTTGGGGTTCGGTGCCGGAGGCTTCAGGCCGGGTTTCCCCGGATTGGCCTTATTGTAGGACGCACGCCCCTTGGCATTCAAACCGCCTTCTGGGTTTTTCCCGGCAGCACGAGTCCAAGCGGGGGTCTTAGGCTTCTTGGTTGCCATCGGTAGTCTCCACCGGCACCAGCCCCATTGCGATCAGCGCCTGCTGCGCATCACCAAACCGCACCACACGCGGCCATGTGACGTCGTTCACGATCTTGTCCAGCTCCTCGTCAAAGAAGTAGCCGCTGCTGACGTAGTTCGTGGCGATGGTCGGCTCGTCAGGATTGTTGGTGTACCCAGCCGTGAACGATCCGGGGAAGTCTTCCTGCGCTGCTGCTTGGTCTGCTGCTTGGATGATGACTGTGGCGAAAGTTGAACTCATTTCACACTCCTAAACGCTTGAAAGCGCTAAAATAACGAGGCCCGAGCGGTGCGCTAACACCTTCAGGCCTCTCACCAAACCATCGTTGAAAAGGAACGACAGCATGGCTAAGACCAATCTTAGCGCAGAACGCCTGCGCGAACTGCTTGACTACAACGCCGAAACCGGCATTTTCACTTGGAAAGTGCAATCTGGTAGACAGCCAGCCGGTAGCACCGCCGGATGGAAGCAACAAGGCAGAGTTTATTTGACGGTTGACCATTGCAGAATGGCTGCACACAGGGCTGCTTGGCTGTACGTGTACGGCGAAATGCCTAAGGATCAGATTGACCACATCAACGGAGATCCGTTGGACAACCGCATAGCAAACTTGCGCGACGTAACCGATCAACAAAACAAGCACAATCTGCGCAAGCCAAAAGCGGGAAATAAAAGTGGCTATCTTGGAGTTGCGCCAAACAAAAGCAGGTGGCTTGCCAAGATCACAGTCAACAGGCAGCAAATTTGCCTTGGCACCTACGACACGCCGGAAGAAGCGTACGCGGCCTACCTTGAGGCAAAACGTAGGCTTCACTCGACTTGCACGATATAGGATCACAGCGTCACCTTTCCGACAGTGGCGCAATATTGCTTCGTAGATGAAATCTGCGCAGCAGTCTGAACATCATCTTTGACGTAGACAGACTCGTAGATGCTGCCGGCAAAGAAACTGCTGGCGGCATTGTTGTCCTTTCCGAGCGTGATCTGAGCAGTGCCCGCCGTTGCGGTTGCAAACGCGGATTGAGCTGTAGTGCCGTTGTTGATCTGTGCGTTCAGATTGACGCCATCGTGCCAGCAAGTGATGACAGCGCGTTGCGCCAAGGACAGCGTTTCCGTGGTCGTGGCGGTTGTGTACGCGGTGCCGTTGCCTGCGCTGAACTCAAGCTGGTTGCTGGCATTGATGCGTACGCGGTAGCCGGTGTTGGTGCCGGTGTCACTGAAGATGGTCTGAACAGCACCGACTTTGCCAACGCGGACGGCAGCGCAGAAGAAGAACGACGTAGTTCCACCGCCGCCAGTACTGGTGATCTGGGAATCATCAATCCCATCAAACTTGTCGCCGACTGGAAACCCGACAACATCATAGTCCGTTGAGGTGTTGACCCGCTGGTAGCTAGGGATGCCTACGCCATCGTTGGCTACTCGGAGGTCGAGTTTACGCAAGCTCAAACCCTTAGTGACATCTCCAGCATACGAAGTAAGCCCCCAAACATCTGTGACGCCAGTCGTGCTTGCAGCAAGTGCCACATTTGCATTTGCTGCACAAGTAAACACAAACGTGCAAGTAAAGTGTCCATCGGAATCAACCGAACTTATCGTAGGTATCCCAATTACCGCATAGCCAGCGCCAGAAGCGTTTGAAGAAACATACACTCCAGTATTAATATCAAACACAGCATTTGCGTAAAAACCGGCACTTGTGTAAATAGAAATTACAAAATATTGACGCCCGTTTGGCTTCGCCTGCACAGTAAGTTTATGTTGCTGCCCAACTGCCAGCGCATGTGTCGTGCTACTGAAACCAGTGTAGTGGTATCCGGTAGATTCGGTCTCAACAAATCCAGTTACAGATTTTGTGACGTTGGATGTGTTATTCCAAACCGCATCACTAAAATCCTCAGTCTTCGTCAGCAGATTCACCCGCGCACTCAGCACAGGACGGCTGGCGCTGGTGGACTGAAACGCGTGGTTGCCGGGGAGTTCTCTGCGCGAAACGCTTTCGATTTCGGCTGTTGTAGTGCCGATGGCTCTCATGCCAAAAAGCTGCGAGCCCAGCAGTGAATTTAATCTCACCGTTTTTATTCCAGGCGTTGTAAACACAACAGAGGCGGTGCCGGCATTGTTTAAAAATAGTTGTATGCCGCCTGCTGAAATAGAGATGATGTTTATGCTTAACTCGTAATACCCTACCAATGAACCTTGATAGGTAATGGTGCCGTCCGCAGCACTTGTCAAAACAAGTTTTCCGCCGGAGATTGACCAGCCTTGGCCTTTGGACCATGCCGTATCTGTAGTGAAATCCCCATTCACCGCCAACTCCGGCCCCAGCACCAACCCCTTAGACTTATCCAGCATCAGGCCCACAGGCTGCTCAACAGCCGTGACGGGGGTTTTTCCTGCGGAGTCTTGGAACAGGGTCGTCAGGTCACTTGGGTCGTACCATGCACCTTGTTCGCCGTTGGAGAACAGCGACCTCGGGTCAAAGCCGAAGATCGCGGCGACGTAGTTCTTCGGGAACCCGAAGCCAAACCCGAAGGACATATGGACTCCTTAGAAAATACGAACCATCAGCGTAGCGGTAGTGTCCGTAGACCACACCTTGATCGCTTGAACCGGCAGCACAGCGCCGGCAGGAACACCGCTGAACGTCACCACAGTGCCTTGAGAGGTTGTGACTTTGACGTTGCCAGTGCCGCCAACATAGATGACAGAAGGGCTGAACACCGTCGAATCGCTTTTGGTGACTTCGGCAGCGTCACCCGGATACATCGGGAACGTCGGACTCGGATTGGTCTTGGCCATGCTTACTCCTCAAAAGGGGGCCGAAGCCCCCAGTTCATCAGACGCTAGTCGGGTTCTGCAGGACAGTGCCTTCGTTGGTGACGAAGCGCTGCTGGTACACGACCGTGATCGCAATCTGACCCGAGGTGGGGTTACCCGTGGAGGCTGTAAACGTCGCCAGAACCGGCACATCCGAGGTGCCGATGTTGTCCAGCGCTGCGACCTTGCCAGAGATGGCGGTGTCAACAGTGGCCTGAGTCACACGCGCCACAGCGGTGCCCGTGTTGAAAGACGCCGCAAAGGCGTCAGCGGTACCGGTCTTGCCGATGGTCACGCCGACTTGGCTCACCGAGTTACCGGCAACAGTGACCAGCACTTCAGGAATGAAGTTCAGAATCTTCGAGCCAGCCGGCAGGGTGAACAGGGTCTGGGCAGCAGCGCCAGAGGTCAGAGCCACGCCACTCACGTTGACGTAGGCGGTCTGCGACAGGGTGACAAGGCCAGTGTTGCGGCCAGCGTTTTCACGAACGGTACCGACGCGAACCGGCCCAGAAAAGTGTGCGAAAGACATTACAAAGTTCCTTTCAAGTGTTGATATTTGAGCGCTAGCTTGCGGGCAGAAACTGTCGTAATCCCCATCCGTCTGCCACGCTCTGCATACGACATGTCTGGATTATTTACGATAAATTTTAGCCTCTCAAGTGCTTTCGGGTCCGACCGATAGCGGTTAATCTGCGCCGCAGACTGCTTCGCTCTATACTCGTCAGATTTGTAATCATACGTAGCGGCTCTGCGCCCCATTCGTATGCGCTCGCGTACTTCATCGGAGTGTTTGCGCCCGGCCATAGGAGCATGTGCGGTACTAGATATATTGTAGGCGGAAGCAGCCTCGAACGTCGCTTCACCAGACAGGAAAAGCTCTTCCAGCATGTCCAGATCTTCCGGTGTTTCGCACTCTATCTCAATCTCTCCAACAAAGTTCTCAAGCCCATAGGTGTTGTATGCGCTTTGCAGTCGGGAGTTTGGATGCTTGTTTAAGCGAAGCAGCCGGAAGTGATCGGCTATACGTTTCTTCAGGTTCCGAGACTGACCAACATAGCATTCCTGTGTTGCCAAGTTGGTGATTCTGTAGATGCCACATAGTACTTGCTTGTAGGGCATGGTGGTCCTTTAGGGTAATGAGGGTTACATTGTAAACAAAAAATAAGCCCTGTAAAGGGCACTCACTGTCTTGAGGGAAGTCCGCCGAACCGGTCAGTGAGCAGGTTGAAGTTTCGGTTAGGGCATTATGTCATTTGACTATTGTGCTGTCCACACCCATCGCTTCTTTCCGCAGTCATAGAGTCTACGAGCTTTCATCAGGTACGTCATCTCAGCCTCGGTGCGGGTGTCCGTCTCTGGATCAAACTTTGCCGGGTCAAATCCATGCTCTTCCAGCCTCTTGGGCAGCAGTCGGCGCTGGTAATGGCTTTTCGGTCGCAGCCCAATCTTGGGACTCCATACTTGGTAGTCCGGAGCCACCTCTTCTTCCAGAACGAACCCAAGCTGCTCGTACATGCCGCCATCAAAGAACCGGTTGTCCGAGAACGACTTGACCTCAGTTGGCTTGAAGTCAGTCAGGAACGCCTTGAACAAGCGAGAGGCGGCGCCGGCAATGGTAATGCGGGTAGCGTACCGCCCAAGCGTCCAAACCCGATTAGCAGCTCCTGCCCCACGGTCGTTGGCCCCCAGCACAAACCGCATGCAGGCCACCATCTTGCCCTTCCAGAACAGTGCATAGTGCTCGCCATTCCCAGCGCCTCCTTGCGGGTGGTAGCGGTCGTAGAACCCTCTGGCTTCGGCGTTGCTAACTCGACGTAGTTCGCACTTACGCGCCATCAGCTTGCCCTTGGACTTACCGACAGCGTTGCGCAGCAGGCGGCGAACGGCATAGTTATGCTCCAGCCACTCGGACTCGTACAGCGTGATCAGTCGAATGCCTTGATCTTTGCAGGCTTTGTACTTGTTGTAGTGGTCGTTCTTTTTGGAGCGAGCCTCATCTTCCGAACCGTAGCTGTGCCAAAACATACCGCAGTATTCGATTGCCAACTTGTGTTTTGGCAAATAGATATCTAGCTCTTTTGGCTTCAGAATAGTGCGGTTGCGTTGTTCCGCCTCAGTGTATGTTGACATGAGGCTGAAGACAGTATCCTCTCCGGATGACTTCATGTGGTTGCACTGAGGACACGGATTGCAACCATTGAGCAACCAGTTTGGTTTTGTTTTGCACACAGACTGATGCTTTGTGCAAAGAACATCAATATCGGATTGACTGTTTTTGTAGACTACATCTGACAGTTCAAACAGGTCTCCAAAGATATTTCTTGTTTTCTCCGTAAACGTTTCCAGAGTGTCGCGTTGAGATGAACCTCTGCGATCTTCGTGGAAGCACTGAGGACACCCAGATCCAGTCCAGTGAAACTCTGGTTTCTGTTGAAACTCTCCATGTTTTTTACAGATGATGGTTACGTGCTTTTGTTGGCCGTTGTAAGTGACCTTGCTGTAGTCATATGTGCTCCCGTGAACATATGTAAAACGAGCAACAGCACTTGCCGTGTCAAACCGATTCCTGCCACGTCTAGCCTCGTAGCTGCACTTCACACACTGCTTGCCTTGCATTGCATACTTGGCAGCCATCTTCATCTCCCCATGCTTGGGGCACTTGAAGTAAACATCGTGGTTCATGCCAGCATATATAGACTCACTAAAGTCATACGGGCCGTCGTAGCTTTTTACAAAGTCGCCCCATTTTGCTTTGCTCACATAAAATGCCGGGCTATTCCGTTTGTTGACTTGCACTCCTGCTCCTTGCGTGGTTTAAGGTTAACGTCATTATACACGAACCACGCATCATAGAGTAGACGGGCAACAAAAAACCCGCCGAAGCGGGCTTTGTTCAAGCTAAGTGCTTGATTTTGCTGGATCAGTTGGAACCGGAACTCGCAAAAGCACCGAGCGGATCGCTCCAGCCGAAACTGTACCGCTCCCTCGAACGATATCTTGCGTTGCCCGTGTCAAAATCACCATCCATATTGGTGCTCAGGGGGCTACGAACGAAATGTTTCAAACCGTTTGGCACGTCCGTCAAAAGGAAGAAAGCGTTCGGGTCGGTCAGCCAGTGGTTGACGGTGTAGCCTTCCGGGATCGAGCCGTTGTTCTTCAGCGCGTTGATGTCGTTGTCGGTGGTGCCGACACGCAGTTCGGTCTGCAGCAGGCGGGTAGCCACGAACTGCAGGGCCGGCGGGACAACCAGCTTGCGGGGCTTGGCAGCGATCAGCAGACCACGCTCATCCTTCCAGCCGGCGATCTGAATGATGGCTGCTTCCAGCGAGGTTTCATTCAGGTCAGACTGGGTGGTGAAGGTGTTGCTGTTGGTGCCGCCGCCGACCAGCGGGTGGTCAGTTGCGAACAGGCTCTTGCCGTCGCCACCGGTGAACGAGGCGCTGAAGCCGTTGTTCAGGATCGAAGCTGCCTTGACCTGCTTGGTGTAGGCCATTGCACGGGCCAGAGCCTTGGTGTAACGAGCCGACAGCGAGTCGTACAGGTTGTCCTCGACCGCCTCTTCGGTGATCGAGAAACCCATAGCGATGGTCTCGTGGGTGTAGCGAGCGGTCCATGCTTCTTGCGCGTTGTCATACTGGATGGCAGCGCCTTCAGACTTGACCGGAGCAGCACCGAAGCCCGACAGCTTGGTTTCCTCCTCAAAGGAACGCTCAGAAGTCTCGACTTCGTAGATTTCCTTGTGCTCTTCGCCGTAGCGTTTGTACTCCAGACCGAACAGTGCATTCAGGCCGGGCAGAAGCTCTTTAAGGAGCTGGGAACGAGAGATAGCCATTATTCAGACTCCTTATCAGATGCCGAGCGAGTTGGTGTAGCTGTGGACACCGACGTTGAACTTCACGATGAACTCGGGGTAAGCCTCGCTCTCGGTGCCGCGAACCACATCGACGATACGCAGGGCAAGAGTGCTGGTAGCAGCCAGCGAGCCGCCGTTCGAGCCAACAGTCAGGGTAGCGTCCGACAGGCCAGTGGTGGCGTTCGGGGTGCCCCAAGTGACGGAAGCGTTCTTGCCGACAGCGCCCGGCCAGCCAGAGCCAGCGGTACCACTGTTGAAGGTGCCCAGAGCAGCGGTGCCTTGGATACGATAGAGTTGGTCGTAGTCGTCGTTGACGAGCACCCAGATGTCGGTGTAACCAGCGGTCACAGCGTTGGCCGGCAGATACTGACCGAACAGTTGCTGCTTGGTAGCCGGGTTGACGTAACGGACGCCGACACACACGCCAACGATACCAGCGGTAGCGTCTGCCGAGGTGGCCGGAATCTTGACTGCGACCGGGGTGGTGGTCACACGAGCCGGAAGACCCGCGCTCGACAGAGCGACGATGTCGCCAAAGTAGAAGGCGGTGGTGTCTGCCGAGACTTTGAATTCACGAGCAGTACCACCATTGAAAGCCTGACCGCCGATCAGATTGACCGGCTTCAGACCATACGGTGCGTTTGCAGTTGCCATTGAAAACTCCTAGAAGTTAGTTGCCTTTGCCGAAGCTGACCTTGGTACGGCGCTCGTTGAAGAGCGGCATACGCGGGTCGTTATCGCGCATGTAGTTGTTATCCACCGAGTGCATCTGAGCTTGGGCCTGCTCTGCGAAATACGCATCACGAGCGCGGACCATCTCAACAGACGTCTTGCACAGCATCAGACCGCCGATCTCCACATTGCCGTCCTTGTTGCCCAGCATTTGCAGTTCAGGGTGGTCAGCCGCCTTGACGGGCTCCCAGCCTTCACGCATCTTCTTGGACACGTTGGTCGGGTCTGCTTGTCCGAGAATGTGAGTCGCAACCCAGCGGAAAGCATAGCCCGGTTCGGGAGTCGGGTCCGGCAGGACACTGGCCGGTTGATAAACGTAACGAGTAGTCTTTTCGCGTGACACGATGTCACGAGGGGTCCGGTTCATAGTTTCAGCCATTCGATTTCTCCAGTTTAGCCAGTTCGGCAGCATATTGCTGCGGGGTCAGTCCGAATCGTTTTGCCAGCGCAACTTGCGTAGCGGTCAATTGGATCTTCTTCGCTCCAGTAGAACGAGCCCCCGGAGCCACTACCGTCGCAGGCTTCTTTGAGCCATCGCCGGTCTTAGGCTTGTCGTCAGCGCCTCCAAAATAGTCGGAGAACACTTCCTTCATGCGAGAATCAATCTTCTCGAAGTACTCATCAGAGCGCGGGTCGATGCCCGAATTCACTAGTTTTTGGTGCAGCCCCAGTGAGAAGCTGGTCATGTCTTCGTGTCCCGGTGCCCCAAACCACTGGTTGCGAGCCTGCCAGCGCAGTGTTTTGTCGTCGATCTGAGGACGCTCGGGTTCACTAGATGGCAGTTGTACCAGAGTTTCGACGTCTTGAACAGGGGCGACACGTAGATTTTTAGCACTGTTGGCACGCAGCTTGGCTTCGGTCAGTGCTTCTTGGGCGGCCACGATAGCATCGGCGTCGCCAGACTCGTACGCATCTTTGTAGCGACGCTTGGCCTGATCCATCGCCATATCTGCGGCGCTGGCCTCGGTCTCGACGAACTGCTGGGCGCCGGCCTCGTACTGAGCTCGTAGCTTCTTGTGCTCTTCAATCAGCGTGCGGGCGACACGCTCCAGCTCCTGCTTCTCACGCAGCAGGGCCTCCTTGGCACGACGCTCGTCGTGGCGGGCGTGGGTCAGCTCCTTGATGCGCTTCTGGACGCCTTCGGAGTAGTTCGTCAGTTCGTCGTCAGTCGGATCGTTGACCTCCCGGTCCAGAGGCTTGCGGCCCTTGTCCTTCTCGGGGGTGTCATCGACGATCTCGATCTCGTCGTCGGCGGAGTTATCCGCCGGGTTCTCGATCTCAAAGTTCTCTTCGTTGTTTTCGATAGTCATCTGCCAGCTCCTCAAGCGCGCGTCAGGCCGCGCGGGTCCATCACAACTGCGTCAATTTGATCATCGTTTAGGAGTCGGAACTCCTTGCCGTGGATCTTGAAGCGCGTGCCCGAGTAGGTACGCACCAGCACGAAGTCGCCGGCCTTGCACCACGGGCCAGACGGGAACTTGGTCGCGTCCTTGTAGGCATCGGGGCCGACCTTGAGAACGAACAGCACGGTGGTGGCGTGCTCTTCCTGACGCATAGACTGCGTATCGCGCACGAGGTCCAGCGAGGTACCGGCGATCTTGGTGTCCACATCGGGGACAACGCACAGCAGTTTCCAGCCCGTGGGGTCCGGCAACTGGGTCGCCTTCTGCTCTGCCGGCGTGTCTTCGGTTGGGACCTCCGCCTGCTGGATCGGAGTGGGCATGGTGATGCCCGGGGGCAGGATGATCTTACTCATCGTCGTTCTCAACTTTCTCAAGCAAAGCCACTAGGTAAGCCTCTGCGCGGGCTAGGCCTTGAATCACCCCGCAGAGTTTTTGGTACTCATCGTAGGAGCGGCATGCGCCGCCCGCCAGATCATCCGCAAGGTTGTTCATGTCCTTGCGGATCTCGTCCCGCAGTGCGCGGGAAAACTGATTGATCATTGTTCACCTCCGGACGCGCCCAGTTGGTTCTGCGCGTGCAGGTTCTGCAGCAGCTCCAGCTCCTTGAGGGCCATCTCGCGGTCCTGCATGGCGATGTTGCTGTCCTGTGCACGGCTGAGCGCACCGGTCTGCATGGTCTTGACCTGAATGTTCTGCTCGTTGAGCTCCTCGGTGGCCATCTGCTTGCGCTCGGCCAGCGCCTGCTTGTCGGCGCGGTCGGCGGCGTCGATCTGGACCTTCTTCTCGGCCAGCGCCTGCTTGTCGGCCTTGTCGGCTGCCTCGATCTTGAGCTGTTGCTCTTGCAGGGACATCTGGCGCTCCTTGAGGGCCATCTCGCGCTGCTGGAGCTGAATCACCGGGTCCTGCGCCTGCTGCTGGGCGGCCTGCTGCGCTGCCTGCTGCTGGCTCATCTGGAGCACCTGCTGGCTGGCTTGGGCCAACATGCCCGAGAGCATCTTCTCGTGGTCGGGCGGCAGGGGGTCCTCGTCATCCGCCGGCAGGGGCAGGCCAAGCGCACCCTCCATCTTCTGGAGGTACTGGAACGCTGCGTGCTCGGCGAGGTGCGCCTGCGCTGCCGCCATGATGGCTTGTGCCTGCGGGTTCTGGCCGATCACCTGCATCAGCGACGGGTCCTGCATCGCAGCTTGGTGCACCGCCAAGTGCGCCGCGTGGTCTTGGTACACGAACGCCTTGACCGGCTTGCCCTTGAGGATGTTCATGTTCTCCGTGACCGGGTTGAGAGGCTTCATGTCCTCGGGCATTGGCACGAGCTTGTCGGCATGCTTGATGCCCAGCACTTCGAGCATGCCCCGGTGGAGCTGCGGCAGGTTGTAGATCTGCGGGGCCGACTGCGCAAGCTGGATCACCGCTTGGTACTGGACGACTCGCTGGCTCAGCGTCGAGGCGTTGGGGTCGCTGACCGGGATCACCTCGACCATCTCGAAGTCCGCGTTGCGATCGTACTTGGTGCCTGTGTCGGGCTGGTAGTCGTAGTCGTTCTCAGCGAAGTCGCTGATCACGCCCTTGATCAGGTTGAGCTCCTGCTTGAGCGCATAGTGCACGCGAGCCTGCACTGCCGTCATGACCTTGAGCTGACGCTCCAGCAGAGCGAGCGTGGTGCCCACCGGGGCCTGCGCCGACATGTCGCTGACCTTCATGTCCGCCGTGGCGGCAAATCGACGGCCTTCCTCCACGATGCTACCCAGCAGGGTGAACAGGGTCTGGCTCGGCTCCTTGTATGGGAGCGGCAGGATGTTGTCGCGGATGTTGCCGCTGGCCAGATCGACGTCACGGAACTCGCCGGGGGAAATCGGCGTGTCGTCGCCCTTGATGCGCAGGCCGCGAGACTTCAGACCCCCGGGCAGGTTGGCCAGCGTGCCAGCGTCCACCAACTGGCGCATGATGCTCGTGGCGCTCTTGGCAAAGCCGCCGATCAGGTGGAACAGACCGAAGCCGTACGGGCCGAACCCGGGGATGTAGTTGTACTGGACGAAGTGCTGACGCTTCAGGCACAGAGGGTCGGACTCTTTCCAGTTGCGGCGGATGGACAGGATAGTGCCTGTACCGCGCACCAGCGTGACCACATACGGCAGCATGATGCCGGTGGGCTCGCCATCAGCGTCCACATCCTCGAAGCCGGGCAGGTCCAGGTCGACGTGGCATTCATACAACACGAAGCGATCGTCATTCACATCGCTGAAGCCCGTCTCTTCGTCCTTAGCCTTGGAGATGTCGTCGCGGGTGCGGTCCGGCTCGCCCAGATCACAGTCGATGTAGAAGCCCGCCTGCTGCAGCTTGATGATGTCGTTCTTGGTCTTGCGCATCACGTGGGTGATACGGTGACTCGACCGGGCGTCCGAGACGCCGTACGGCAGGAGGATGTCCTCCGCCGGGATGAACAGCGAGGCCTGACGGTTGAGGCTCGGGTCGAAGTAGACCTTCTTGAACGCACTGCCGGCAGCGGGCAGGTTCCACAGCAGGCGCTCGTGCTCCGGACGGAACTCCACCATGCGCTCGGTGAGCTGATAGTTCATGTCAGCCTGCACGCGATCGGCGGCGGCCTTCTTCTCCGGGGTCTCCTTGCCGATGATCTTGGTGCGCACGGGGCCCGACGCCGGGAACGTCTCCGTGATAGTCTCTGACTGGAACCTTACAACGGCCTCGGTAATCATCGGGTGGAACACCCCGCAGGCGCCAGTCCACGGCTCGTTGCGCTCTTCGTACTTGAGGCCCAGCAACTTCAAGCCGTCGATGTACGCCTGCTCCCAGTCCTTGCGGCTCATGCGATCGTTGTCGATGTCGCTCTCAAGCTGGCTGGCCAGAGTAGCCAAGGCATTGGATGTGACCTCCTCGGCGAGGTTGGCGTAGAACTCCGGGTCAATGGTCTCCACCTCAACCTCTAGCTCCATGCCATCTGGCACGATCTCAATTTCGATCTCCGGGGTTTCTTGGGCAAGGTCTTCGAGCCCTTGGGGGGCTGCATACAGCCCGCGATCCATGTTGGTAGCCATCAGTAGTAACTCCTCTTGCCACTCGGCAAGTTGTACATCGGATTGTCGTCGTAGTCGTTGTTGAGGCGCAAGATGCCACCTTTGCGGACCCGCGCAAGGGCCAACGTCATGGCGTCACAGTTGTGCACTAGGACGCCGTTTGCAAAGTAGCACTCTGCGTCAGCCACACTTAGGTTGTACACCGCCGCGCTTCTTGGCGTTGTGGTGGTCGTACTTACACTTCTCGCTGCAGAATTTTTGTCGTGTAGTGGCAGCGGTAAACCCACTCCCACACCGTTGGCAAACGTACCCGGTTCTCGCTGCAAGGCTTCTAGCACGCTTGACTTCTCGCTGGTGGGCATTCCAGCAATCTTTCCCGCAGTAGGTTGCTTTCTTGGAGTTTGAAACAAACGAGGCTCCGCACTGCGTGCAGGTGCATTGGTACTCGTACACAGGTTTCGGCTTGCCCCAAACTTTGCTGAGAGTCTTCTGAGCGTGCTCTCTATGCCAAGCACGCCCCTCTTCTGAGCGATGCCACTCAGCAGCTTTTGAGCGTATTGAATCCAGCTTTGCAAGGTGCTCCGGGGAGCTGCTTCGCACGGACATTTCGTCTCGGTGTTCAGCCGCATGGGCTTTCTGCGGCAGGCATTCGAGGTTGTCAAGGCTGTTGTTGTTTGGGTCTCCATCCTTGTGGTGGACGTGCCATCCTTTTGGGATGGCCCCATTGTGGAACTCCCAAATCGCCCGATGCAAAGACTTTCCCCCGCTGCGGGTGTAATAGACGCGGTGCGTCCTGCTGGGGGCGTCGGGGTATCGGTTGTACTTGTACCCATCGAAGATGATAGACTCGACGCGGGTTCCGGGTTTTGCTGGAAAAGCCATAGTGCCTCCGTGAAGTTAGACACATGGATTATAGCGCTATCTCGTGTAATCTCACCGAGCGGAACCCACCCTTGCAGGGTTGCTACCGGGTGGTTAGGAGTCCCTGTAAGCCCTGCGGCCTCAACAACGGGCTTCACTCCAGTACAGGCTACTGCGGTCACTTGCTTAGGGCCGTACGGCGTCGCCACCAAATCACCAACACGCACGTCATCAATACGCTTCGTTATGCCACTGGCCATGTATATCTGCGTACCCGCCACAAAGCATTGATCGTCGTGCTCTCCCGCCGGAAAGGCCAGTATCTCCTCGACTACCTCAGTCGCCCATCGCGTCTCAGGGAACCACACCTGCCCCGAGGCGAACATGTCACTCACGGCGTTAACCCGGGCGATCTTGTCCTGACCCTTGCCCGGGCTGAAGTCCTGCACGAACAGGCCCGAGCGTCGCATCTCGTCGATCAGCGGCTGGCCGGATGCCTTGGCTTCCACGATCACGCTGTCGGGCTGCCAGTCTTGGTACTGTTCAAGGGCCATGGCTTTGAGCTCGGGGAACTCCCACTTGCCCTTTACGCAGTTGAGCAGGATGGCGTTGTCGATGCCGTCGTCGTTCTTGAACACGCCCCATGTCTGGCACACGCTGTAGTCCGACCGCTCCTTGGTGGTGAGCGCCGTGTCGAACGACTGCACGAGGAAGTCGCATGGTGGCGGGTCTTCTTTCGGCCACCACTGAATCCAGTCCTTCTTGATGATGGCAGACTCTTGGGCGGTTGGGTTCTGCTGGTACTGGGCGTTCCACTGCCACGCCGGCATGGACGCCTTGGTCCGTAGCAGCGCATCGAGCGGCCACTGCTCAGGCCAGAGAGACTTCTCGGTCTCAGTACCCTCGTTCAGGATCGCCGGGAACTCGAAGATCTCGTACTGGTCGCCGTCCTCATTCATGGCGCCGTCTTTGGTCAGGCGACCGATGAGATCCCGCTGATGCCAGCGTGTATGTAGGATGCAGATGCGGCCTTCCGGCATCAGACGTGTACGCAAGCCAGCACGAAACCACTCGTAAGTAGTGTCAAGGCTATCCGTATTTCCCGATTTGATGTCCTGCTCGGACAGAGGGTCATCCACGATGATAAGGTGGCCGCCGCGACCAGCAAGAGCCCCGCCAACGCCAGTAGCATAGTATTCACCACCCTTGTTCGTGTTCCACTTACCTGCGGCTTTAGCATCGGCTGCAATAGCCACATCTGGGAAGATCCGACGGTACTCATCGGTCTGCATGAGGTTACGCACCTTACGCGCCATGTCCACAGCAAGATCGGCAGTGTGCGAAGCCACAATCACCTTGTGATCCGGGTGTTTTCCAAGGTACCACGCGGGGTAGTAGATGGAAATCATCTGCGACTTGCCGAATCGAGGGGCCATGGACACCGCAATACGGTCGTGGGAGCCGATTTCGACCCCCATCAGGAGGCTCCCGAGGCGCTTCAGGTGCGCTCCGAACTTGTAGTTGGCATCCACGGCACCTATGAAGGCCAAAAAGTCGTTCTGGGCCATCGTGACGCGCTTGCGCTCGTCCAATTCGTCCAGCAAGACGAGCATATCGGCCATCTCGGCAGGGGAGAGGCCGCGCAGCAGGGCGTCGATCTCGGATTTACTGCGCATCGGCGTGGGTTACGTCGGGCAGGGGGCGTGAGTAGGGCTGAATCTGCACCTCCTCGGCGTCCAGAGTGCGGGTGAGGCGCTCCCGGAGCATCTGTTCGAGCTCTTCGGTGGGCCTATGGCGCATGGTGATCTCGGTTTTCTCCGTGAACAGACCGACGTCACTGATCTTGCCCAGCAGTTCGAGAGCCTTGATACGGATACGCGGGTCTGGAGAGTCGGATTCCAGCAGGAGCTTGTTCGTCACGAACGTCCGGATCTGCGCAGCGGACTCAACTACCGCCTTGTCGTACTCCGACAGGATCGCCTTGATCTGCACAATGGCGCCGGGGGACGACAGTAGTGTGTCGGTAGGTTTTCGATCGCCGGTCATGACGGCACGAGCTGCTTCCTGATCCTCATCTGATACCACGACATCTGCCTGCAGGGCAGTCAAAGCCGCGAACGCAGCATTCACCCGTGCTGTGAGGTCAGCAAAGGTAGGCGGAAAGTCCGCAAGGGGTATGTCGGTATCAATCTGAGGCGTGTACATGCGCTGCCTTAATGCGTAGACCGTAGTGTGCCATATTTTTTTGGGTAGGCGTGTTTTTTCGTAAGGGGGTGGATATGTCAAGTTAGGGGTTGGGTTGGTGTGCCGTATTTTTTCTAGGGCCTATATGTCAAGTTAGGGGGTGGGTTCCCTAGATGAAGTCTATATATGTCAAGTTATCTCAGGTTTTTGTGGTCGTGGGAGTTGCGCTCAGTACAAAAGTAGCTGGGACTCCAAAGCCAGAATCGGGGGGTCGGGGTAGGGTGGGGTTGTCCACAGGATATCCACAGGAATCCGGCGTCGGGTCGAGTTGTCCACAGGAAATCCACAGCTTATCCACAGGGTTGTCCACATTTGGTTGGGTTATCCACACTGGTCTACATGGTTATCCACATAAGTTATCCACATCCTCACGCGCGCGTAGCGCTGCGCATTGCATGGCGTCGTGCATTGTTAAGCGCTAACTGGTCGTTAAGCCATTGTGGTAAAGTTCACTCATCGAATATCGCTTCGATACACAAAACGCTCTTTAACAATCCATGCGCTACACCACATACGCAATGCGTATGGATTGATTCCATCATTCATCCACGAAAGGAAAATTCATCATGGCAACACGTAAAAACACTTCCGCCGCCGTCGCAAGCATGGTCGCCACCGCGACTGCGAAAGCCGCCGCGACCGTGGCGAAAGCCGAAGCTACAGCGGCCGAGCGCATTAGCGCCGACACTTTGGCGCGGATCCACGAGGCTGCCGAAGTGCAGCGGGCCGGCGAAAAGAAAGCGGATGGCCTTCGGGCTACCGCCTTCAACATGGCCATCGACGCGGCCCGGGCCGCCGGGCTCGACGCCGGCGAGATGAAAGACTTGCTGGCCGACATCATCGACAAGGCCGTCGCAGCTGGCGACTTGACCGAGTCGACCGGCAAGGCATACCGCAATGGTCTGGCCTTTGCGGTTGAGCGACATGTCCCATGGACGTCTACCCTGCACGGCACCGAGGCGAAAGTCGAAGCGCTGCAGGCCGCCGGCAAGGCAATCCCAAAGGCGCTGCAGGCTGCAGCCGAAAAGCTCGCCGAGAAGCAGGCCGCCGCCCGGGAAGCCAAAAACTCGAAGACCCACGTCGCGAGTCTCGACACCGTCGTGAAAGCGCTTGCAAAAGCGTTGGCCGACAGTCGGACTATCGGACGCGGCGAACTGGCCGCTGACATCCTCGACGTCATCCACAGCATCAAGCCTGACTTCACCGAGCCGAAAGAGTAAGTAAACCTGCCGGGCCGCAAGGCCCGGCCTTTTGGAGCACACAATGAAAGCACGCATCCTCGCCGGCCTACTGGCCGTTCCCGTGGGCCTTGTGCCCGTCGCCCTGCCCGTCGGCTGGGCGCCCCTTCTGGCAAGCGGCGTCGCCGCCCTGCTGGCCGCTTACGCGGCGCTCGGTCCGGACCGATAACCCCTAACCCTCCAGCCCCGCTAGGTTAGCCCCTAGCGGGGCTTTTTTGCGTCTGTAGCTTTCGTTTCGCTTCTAAGTATGCATCGCGGGCTTCCTCTGGCGTGTTGAATGCACCTATATAGACATTACGCCCCTCATGCCACACGTCCGCGCGCCATTTATACCCCGTGTGCTGCACGCCTACGTATGGGCTAGGGAGCCTAGCGGGGCGCGGCTTCAGCTTTCTAGGTGTGCGGTTGACATAGTTCACATGCGAGGGCACGTCGCGTAGGTTAGCCAGTCGGTTATCCGTACGTACGCGGTTTATATGGTCCACCTCATGAGTCGGCCACACCCCGTGGGTATAGAACCACGCTAGCCTATGCTCGGAATAGTACCTACCTCGCATACCGATGATGCGGTACCCCTTGCCGTTTACACTGCCCGCACGGGAGCCAACGCCTAACCAGTATGCGGCGCGAATGCGCCATGTGAACTCCCCCGTGTCGGGGTTGTAGTCGAGCAGTTCGCGCAGGGTGTTATGATCTAACTCGCTCATTTTCGTTCCTTCTAAACGACTGTTGGGAAGTACCCCACTAGGCGGCAACCTAGTGGCGGTGCGTTCATTATATGGGCTCACTATATACAGCTACGATAGGCCTATCGTAGCTGTTGTCTTTTTGACAACTATGAC